AGAACGTGATTTAGCTCTCGAACAAGCTAGAAGGCTCCAGGCTGAGGCTCAAAAGGCACAGACTCAAGCCCAGGCGATTGAGTATCGTGACAGTCTGGTTAACGAAGGCTATTCACTAGAAGAGGCCAATAGGGACACCCAGCAGCGTATTGATGCCTATAATAGAACCTTGCAAGAACAGCAAAGGGGGCAGAACCGCGAGGCTTTCTTACAAGGACAGTTCAGAGCTGCTCTGCATTTTGGCAGACAGTACGGTATTAATCCCGAAGACTTGATTCAGTATAGTACGCCTCAAGCAATGGAGCTTGCGGCTAAGAATGCAAAAGAGCTTAACGACTTGAAGAACCAAGTCAAGAAGCTAACTCAAGATAAAGTTCCCTCCCAGACATTCGACAATGGTGTGTCGTCTGGGCCTTCCCAGAGAGATGATGACTATTGGATGGATAGGTATAGCAATAACGACAGGTCTGAAAGGGCCGTTGCCGCAGGAAGAAGAGCCGCAGGACTTTCATAGGAGGAAAGGATAAATGGCACAGACAGCAACAACTGGTAATCTGGAAAATGCCCAAAGGATCATTATCGCAGCGGCGAGGTATACAGAGGAGCATAATGCTCCAGCACTGGCACTTATTGAGCAATTCCAATTGCCCAAAGGTTCCAAGCAAGTTACTGTCCCGAAGGTAGGGCAAATGACTATGTCCGACCTCGTAGACGGGCAGGACATTGTAGATGAAGAAGAAATTGGAATGACAACAGTCGATCTAACGGCAAGTGAGATCGGAGCCAAGGTTATTCTGACAGACAAACTTGTTAGGCAGAGTGCCGACAACGTATTCTCCATGATCGGACGACAGCTTGGTGACGGCATGGCTCGGAAGAAGGACACAGACGTTATCGCCCTATGGCCTAACCTTAATGGCGGTACCGTACTCGGTGCTGACGATCGGGATATGGATACAGCGAATACTCATGCTGTTATATCTAACGCCAAGGCGAACAAGTTCGGGAACCAACTGTATCTCATTCACCACCCTAACGCAGTCGCAACGCTCTCTAAGCAAGCGGCTACTACCGCTGATACGGCTGCGGCAGCAGGGCTTACCAGTGGATGGAGCGTAGACCTACTAAAGAATTTCTACAGCAACCTACGTCCTATAAACAACGTTCCTATATTCGAAGACGGGAACATTGAAAAGATCGGCACCGATGACTCAGGGTACGGCGTTATAGCTGATAAGACAGCTATGGCAGCTTTGACAAGTGTCGCTACCAGAACAGAGCGACAGAGGGATGCCTCTCTCCGAGCCACCGAGGTCGTAATGACCTCAGACTATGGTGTGTTTGAGTTAGACGACACCCGTGGAGCAGCGATACAGTTTGAAATCGGCGACCTTGCGACTTCATAACCAGGGGTAAATTATGGTAGGGATTACGGAACGTAATAGGCAAAAGAATGAACTGGCACGCATAGGTTTTTCGCTGAAGTACGTAGACGAATGGCAGCCGAAGACAACGCTATATCTTCATAAGCCAAGCTACAATGTTGGTGGAGGGATATCTCAGAATGTTGGAGCGGCATTGAAAAACGTACCTGGGAACCCAGACTATGTGTTGCGTAAAGCACGTATAGGATTGTTCCCATGGGAGCCAGGGGGTACATGCACCTGTAGGTGGTGCTTAAAAAACCGTGATCCTATATTTGAACCGAAAGAGGCTATCGAAGGAACGCAGATACATAAATACGGTCATAAGTTTGGCAAATATGACGGAGCAGTATGCAAGGTGAATGGTTGCGATGCAATCCGCACCGTACCATTCAAGAAGAGAAAAGAAGTTGTGCGGGTGTAAAGATAGCCGAGCCTGTAGCAACGAAAATAACATCGGCTAATCGCAGGACATAGAGCCTGTTATAGAAGGAGTTTGAAATGGCATTTCCAAATACAATTAGTGGAATGTATGGATGGGAAAAGGTTCAGACCTCTGCCCAGAAACACAAACTCGGAACGGAGATGGTGTTTGTGGACGGGAGAAAGTTTAGGTATGTAGAGAATGGCGGTTCAGCGATTACAGAAGGGTTGCTCGTCGCTAGTGAGGCTCCTGCTGGCAACCATGACGAAGACCTAGCGGTAGCAACAACTGCTGCTGGGTCTACCACAGTTGCAGTAACGCTCGGTGGTACCGCGGCTGCAAAGAATCTCTACGCAGAAGGGTACTTGTTCATCAACATACCCATTTTGGGAACGTCTGCCAATCCTCACGAAATGTACAAGATTAAGTCACACGCAGTCGTTGCATCGGGTGGTGTATTAACAGCTAATCTTGATGAGCCAGATGGCTTGGTCACAGCAATTACCAACGGAACAGAGACAGTAGGTTTGATAAAAAGTCCTTACAAGGATATCGTTGTCGCTCCTGCTGCTGTTGCTGGTAGGTTTGTAGGTGTAACTACGAGAAGCATGACCGCAGACTACTTTGGATGGGTACAGGTTGCTGGAATAGCCGTTGTGGCTATTGACGGAACTCCTGCGTTTGGAACTCTATTGGGTGCAAGCTCTAACCATGCAGGGCAGTTCCTTGCGGTTGGGGCCGATACTACACCAGCGGTTGCAAGGGTACACGGTAAAGCTGGCGTAGACAACGAGTATCACACCGTCATGCTGATGAACCTATATTAGAAAGCACGTTGTATGATCCACGGACTCCAACGGGAACTGTCCTCTCCCGTGGAGTATATTCAAGGGGTGCCAGTAGGTGTTGTGCCGAAGGCACCCCTCGCCACGAGCGTTCTTATAGCCATAATGGGGCCACGTCCTTGGCATTACGGGGACGGGCGCACTACATTAGACGATATTCAGGAGATGGCCCTTACTCACGGTAATGCCGTAACTGTCTTTATCCCTGGCATGTTCACCCCACAGGAGGAGGCGAGTACAGGAATTATCCGTGGGATACGACTCCGCGGCATGACAGCTATGCGTAACTGGGCTGTCGAGCAAGCACTAGATAAAGGTTATTCATACTTACTGCTTATAGAGAACGATGTGCAGTGTACCCCAGGTCTATTAAATGACCTCCTCATGGCCAATAAGCCCATAATCATTCCCAATCTGCACTTTCCCACCTTCCCTCTGGCTGATCTAATTAATTACGCACCAAGACCTTCCCCTGACCAGCATGGCCTGATAGAACTCATATGGGCCTGTCATTCCATTATACTGTTCCGTAGAGATGCGCTTGAAGATATGTCTAAGGTCTTCATGGGGTTTACCACAGAAGGTGCCGATCACCTGCACTGGCAGTCACAGAAATATCCTGCATGGATGGACTTGGACACGATGGTAAATATACTAGAGGTTCCGATGGGTGAGAAGAGCTTGATAACAGACGTACCATTCGAAACCCATACACGCAACGGTATCTCCTGCCCAGGGCCAATGTATGAAGTGAGGAGGTGTAAGGGAGTGGGCCTTTACCAATGCTCGGTATCGACATGTGATTTCGAGCTTTGTTTTTATGCTCCTGACAAGACCAATCACAAGGTAAGTGGCGTCATTCCACATGATATGCAGCTAGAGTCTAGTTATCGGCAAGAACACTGGGCTATGAGGTCAAAGCATTATCAGGATTTAGAATGGGTTAACCGTAAGGATTACCTAAACCGTATTATAGATAGCGTTTCTTATGAAACTGACGAGGTTGTACTGGATGCGGGTTGTGGCGCAGGTGCTATTGCACACGCTCTCGCCTTCAAAGTAGGAAAGGTTGTGGGGCTAGATATATCTCCTGCTATGATTAAGCTTGCGGAGGAGAAATCCGTTGCCAGTGAGGAGTTCTTTAATGGAGACATACGGCGTATACCCTTTCCTCAAGGATTCTTTTCCAAAGTATTCTCACGTATGGTCTTTCACTCGCTCACAGGCCACGTTGATATACACAAAGCTGCGGGAGAGTGCTATCGTGTGCTACAAGAAGGTGGAACTTTCATTCTGTCTGAGGGTGTTCCCCCAGAATCCTCTACGTATACCTGGTACAAGGAGATGTTTAAACTAAAAGAAGATAGACTAACTCTTTCGCAGGAAATCATGGAGGAGCTGCTTAGGGGGGCTGGGTTCAAAGAAGTGGAGTCAATTATCCACGTTACCCCACAGTGCAGTATTCAGAATTGGCTGAACAATAGCGGGTTGCCAAAGAGTATACAGAACAAGATATACCAAATGCACCGCAACATGGATGAAAATATTCGTAGAGCATACAACGCCACGTTTACAAACGATGATGTCCTGTGTGATTTCAAATTTGTAATTGTTAAAGGGGTAAAATGACATTAGCAAAGGACATACGTGATCGGCATTATGGAAGCACAATTGTTCACGCTCACGGGTGTTTTGACCTACTTCATCCAGGGCATATCACCTTATTAAAAGAAGCCAAAGAAGCTGGGGACATACTGGTAGTATCGGTTACGGACGACAAGCACGTTAACAAGGGTTCTAATAGGCCGCTGATGACCCTGAAAGAGCGTATGAACGTATTAACTGCCTTGAGAGTCGTGGATTACGTCATACCTAGCTATGCGGAGGATTGTGAGGCGATCCTGGCCGATCTCAAACCCGACGTGTACGTCAAGGGAGACGACTACGACATGTACTCGTTACTGCCTGGGGAACAGAAGTTTATGCGTAACGGAACGCAGTTCCTTCAGGTTCCCAGAACCCGTGACTCAACAACAGGTATTCTCGGACGGTTGAAAAGCACTAGAACTCCAGTTGTACAGGAGTGGATGGATGCCTTTAAGAAGCAACACAGTCTTGCGGAGATAGAGGACAAGTTGTCAGAGCTATCTGAAACGCAGATATTGGTCATTGGAGAGCAGATAAAGGACGTTTACACCTATGTGGAACCCCTGGCCAAATCTCCTAGGGAATACTTTATGTCCTCTCGTGCTATCCATACTGAGACTCATCAGGGTGGGGCCAAGGCTGTTATAAGGCACCTAAAGCCTTGGGTGTCCCAAGAATCAATGCTGGTAACAAACAAAATTGAGATTATGAAGCAGCGGTTTATACACATTGGAAGCGGCACTAAGCTCTTTGGGGTACAGGCGTTGCCTCAACAGATACTTACGGATGAAGAGCGGGTGAGGCTAATCTCTCATTTAGATGATCTGGCTACTGAGAGTGGGTGCGTCCTGGCCATGGATTACGGCCACGGTTTCTTTGATGACAACATGCGCCAAGCATTACTGTTCAGCGGGACGTTCCTAGCGGTGAACAGCCAAACCAACTCGGCTAACTACGGGTACAATCTAGCTACTAAATGGCCGAGAGCTGATTACGCTTGCCTAGATGGCCCTGAGTATACACTGGCACTGGCCAATGGATGGAAGTCTATCTCGGTTAATCAGCTTATGCTTACAAAGGGTGCTGCTGGGTGCTACATCGGGATGGATATACCTTCCTTTGTTGAGGACTATGTTGACGGCGTGGGAGCAGGTGATGCCCTATTTGCATTCTCTGCACCCCTACTAGCGTTAAAGGCTGCTCCAGAAGTGGCTGGATTCGTCGGTTCTTGTGCTGCGGCGATACAATGCAATATCATGGGCAACAGTAAGCCCATTAGCCCAGAGTCGTTGTGGTCGTTTATTGAGGAACTAATGGCATGACATTAGACTTGGCAAGAGCATACGACCTTATGAGCTTCATCCGCTATACGGAGGAGAAGATAGCGGAAAAGTACGGGGGGTGGGATGACACGGTTCCTCACCCCATGAGAACACCAGTCCATTTGAGTATAGGCCAGGAGGCAGCTTCGGTAGGTGTTATTATGGCCTTACCTCAGGATGCCCACGTATTTGCTAGCCATCGCAACCATGCGGCTTATCTAGCCAAGGGTGGTGACTTAGATGCCATGATAGCAGAGCTATACGGTAAGGCAACGGGCTGTACTGGTGGGCGTGGTGGCTCCATGCACTTGTGGGACAAGAATGTTAACGTGATGGGCCATCCTATTGTTGGCGATTCTATAAGTCTAGCTGTAGGGTCGGCCCTAGCAGCCAAGATGGAAGGTACCGACAGGGTAACGGCGGTGTTCTTCGGGGATGGTGCTGCTGAAAGTGGGCAGTTCTGGGAGGCTCTGAACTTCGCCGCTGTTCAGAAATTACCTATCCTCTTTGTATGTGAGAACAATGAATACGCCACTCACACACATATACGGCAGCGACAGCCTGATACTTATATCCGCAAAAGGGTAGCTCCGTGGTTGCCAATGGTTTGTTCGGCAGACGGGAACGAGGTAGGCAAAGTCTACGATGGTACCAAATCTCTGCTTAAAAGCCTACCCGCCTTTTTAGAAGTCCATACCTATAGGTACAAGGAACACGTTGGGCCAAATGATGATAGCGATTTAGGGTACAGATCGTTGGAGGAGGTCGAGTTTCATAAAAGCCTAGACCCTATCAGTCAAAAAGGGTTTTTCTACTTCACTAGTGACGTCTATGAGGGGTCTATGAAGTACAAGGTTGACAAGGCTTTTGTCAATGCTGAGATGGCACCCTGGCCAGAGGTAGCGGTATGAAATACAAAGAAGCTATCTCTCAGTCCATAGTACAGGCAATGGAAAACGACCCGAAGGTTGTGCTTCTAGGCCAGATGGTTACAGACCCGAAGGGTGTATTCGGCACTACTCTTGAGGCTCACAAACGATTTCCAGATAGGGTTATAGAAACGCCTGTGTCGGAGACTATGATTACTGGAGCTTGCGTTGGACTGTCTATGGAAGGATGGAAGCCAATATTAGTACATGCCCGTGCCGATTTCTCACTGCTATCTTTTGAGCACTTAATAAATACAGCCTCAAAAATGAAATTTTTACATAAAAAGCCCCTCCCTTTTGTGATGCGTGTGCTTGTAGGTCGTGGTTGGGGCCAAGGGCCAGTCCATTCACAGAGCTTTCATAATATGCTGTCGCAAGTACCTGGATTAACGGTACGAATACCCTTCGGTAATGCGAATTACGGGGATATTCTAGTCGAAGGATTGGCTAACGGCCCGCTTGTTGTGGTTGAGCCAAGAAGACTTTACGAGGAATCCCTCCTCTGGCCAGAGAGCTTTCCCAATGAGGATATCTCAATATACTGCATTGGAGACACGGCAATAGACGCTCTGGAAGCTCGACTTCAGCTATTCAAATACGGGGTTAAGGTTAACGTCATACCTAAAGACTCAGTTCCAATTATCCCGCACTCAACTCCTTATGTAATTCTTGATATGGCCCCTAACTTGAATGCAATATCACCGCCTTTTGTACCCCAAGGCTGTTCTCAAGCCTATGAGAAAGCGTGGTATCCCACCGCTAATGACATCGTGAAGGCGGTACTGGATAAGTTAGGTGTGAAGATCCCTAAATTAAAGGAGACTAATGAGCAGTTCGCTCCTGTCGGCAGTTCTTTCTAGGTTGCCCTCAAGCGTAAATCTTGTGAGCTTGTTCGGTCATCGACTGGTGATCAGAATGAACGAGAGCATGAAAACGGCAACACGGGGTCATATGCTGTTGGAGCTGGAGAAGCAATTGCGCCGTGAAGTACACAGTCAAATGGAAGTCTTCTTGGAGCCACGAGGGGACATTAACAAATTAAGGATTAAGACCAGGGGAGTGGTAATTATATGACCGTTGGGTTGGAACAACTTCATAGGCAACCAGACTCAGTGATGTCAGTTGCCCAGGATGTGGCCTCTTTATCCAGAATGGACGGTCATAAACTACCTTGGCATATGGACAGGGTTCAGGCTTGGGAGCGTGGGGAGAGAATAGCACCTGTGCTGATCGACATAGCCCTTACAAGAAAGTGCGATTACGCTTGTAAATGGTGCTACGCCATGCTTCAAGAGAATGACCGCAGTGTAATTACGAAGGAGGTTATTGAAGACTTCCTTGTGGATTGCGCCAGGATGGGCGTGAGGGCTATTAGCTTGCTCTCAGACGGCGAGAGTGTGCTGTCACCAGTGTTTACCTACACGGTCAATCGAGGTAAGGAGCTGGGAATGGCAATGGCGTCTGGAAGCAACTGCCGTATGTTCACGCCTGACAAGCAGGAGGAGTGCCTAAAGAACCTTAGCTACATTCGAATCAACTTTCCTGCGGGTACTAGAGATAGGTACTGCGAGATTGTGGGCGCAAAGCCTAAAGCCTATGACCAGGTGCTGCGTAATATCAGGTACATGGTTGCCCTTAAAAAACGAGATAACCTAGATATAAGTATAGGCTGGCAGATGGTCATGATGCCTGAAGATGCCGACCAGATAATCCCCTTCGTTGAACTAGGTAGGGA